ATAGTAAACTACCATTCTTCTTCAGACCGATAATGGATGGTATGGACAAGCCAAAGACAGAGTTGTCTTATAGAGTCCCTGCCTCAAAGATTACCAAGAAGAATATGCACGACATCAACTCCGAGGAGATGGATGGATTGGACACCACTATTGACTGGAGGAACACAGACGACAACTCATATGACGGTGAGAAGTTGTTGTTATTGGTACATGACGAAAGCGGTAAGTGGGTAAAGCCTGTTAACATCAAAACGAACTGGCGTGTAACAAAGACTTGTTTGCGATTGGGGCGTAAGATTATTGGTAAGTGCTTGATGGGTTCTACATCAAATGCTTTGAGCAAAGGTGGTCAGAACTTCAAGGATATGTATGAGGATTCAAACATTGCACATCGCAATGCTAACGGTCAAACTAAGAGTGGGTTGTATTCTCTGTTCATTCCTATGGAGTGGAACATGGAAGGATTTATAGACCGATATGGGATGCCGGTATTCCGCACCCCATCTGTTCCTATCCGTGGTATTGATGAAGGTTGGATAAAGGTAGGAGCTGTTGATTATTGGGAGGCAGAGGTAGATGGATTGAAGAGTGATGCTGATGCACTCAATGAATACTACCGACAGTATCCAAGAACTGAGTCTCATGCATTTAGAGATGAGAGCAAGCAGGCGATATTTAACCTCACTAAGATTTATCAGCAAATAGATTACAACGATTCTCAAATGGAATCGCACCATCTTACTCGTGGTTCGTTCCATTGGAAGGACGGGGAGAAGGATAGCAAAGTGGTGTTTACCCCAGATAGCCGTGGTAGATTTTTGGTAAGTTGGTTTCCACCAAAGGAGTTGCAGAATAATATCGCTCAAAGGAATGGAATGAAGTATCCCGGAAATGAGCACCTTGGGGCGTTTGGATGTGACCCTTATGATATATCAGCAGTAGTAGATGGTAGGGGGTCTAATGGGTCGCTTCACGGAATGACTAAGTTCCATATGGAGGATGCCCCGGTTAGCCAGTTTTTTTTGGAATACATAGCTCGTCCTCAAACCGCAGAGATATTCTTTGAGGAAGTATTGATGGCTTGCGTATTCTACGGAATGCCAATACTTGTAGAGAATAACAGACCACGATTGCTGTATCACTTGAAAAATAGAGGATACCGAGGCTTTAGTCTGAATCGACCTGATAAGCCGTTAGCAAAGCTTAGTAAGACTGAGAAAGAGTTAGGAGGGATACCTAACTCATCTGAGGATGTAAAGCAAGCTCACGCATCTGCTATTGAAACATACATAGAAAAGCATATTGGATTTGACTTTGCTGGTACTTATAGAGACCCTGATGAGATAGGTATTATGCCTTTCAATAGAACATTAGAAGACTGGGCTAAGTTTGATATAGAAGAAAGAAATAAGTTTGACGCATCAATTAGTTCTGGTCTTGCTATTATGGCAAATCAAAAACACGTATATTTACCTGAAAAACAACAATCCAAAATAAGCATTACTTTTGCAAGGTATTCCAATAACGGTAATATAAGTGAACTACTCCGATGAAAGAAATTAAAATAGATATATCTCCTACATCATTTCCGGGACAATTTGTTTCTGATGCAGAAAAAGCCACTAAAGAATACGGGCTACAAATAGGGCAAGCTATTCAATATGAATGGTTTCGTAAGGACGGGAATCAGTGTAGGTATTATAGTCAATGGAGAGACTTTCATAGATTAAGACTGTACGCAAGAGGGGAGCAATCCACACAGAAGTACAAGAATGAAATGGCTATTGATGGAGATTTGTCTTACTTAAACTTAGACTGGACTCCAGTACCTATTATACCAAAGTTCATTGACATAGTTGTTAACGGGATGTCTGACCGTTTGTTCAAGCCTAAAGCGTATGCTCAAGATGCAATGTCTCTATCTAAGAGAAACAAGTATCAGAATATGGTTGAGGGGCAGATGGCAGCTAAGGATATCTTAATGACCATTAGAGAGGAATCAGGGGTCAATCCATTTATGATGGATGTTCAGGAGTTGCCAGAGAACGATGAGGAGCTTCAGCTTCATATGCAATTAAAGTACAAGCCTGCAATTGAGATAGCTGAAGAGGAAGCCATCAATACTATTTTTGATGAGAACCATTATCAAGACACAAGAAAAAGAATCGACTATGATATTGCTACGATTGGAATTGGCGTTGCTAAACACGATTTCTTGCCGGGAGCTGGCGTTGAGGTATCGTATGTAGACCCTGCGAATATGGTTTACAGTTATACTGAAGACCCTTACTTTAGAGATTGTTTTTATTGGGGAGAGATTAAGACTCTTCCTATTACAGAGTTATTAAAGATAGACCCGAAATTAACTAACGATGACTTGCAAGATATATCCAAGTACAGCCAAACTTGGTACAACTACTACAACGTGGCTCAATACTACGAGAATAGTCTGTTCTACAGGGATACCGCAACCTTATTATACTTCAACTACAAGACCACTAAAACAATTGTATATAAAAAGAAGAAACTTGATAACGGTGGAATTCGTATGATTGAAAAAGATGACAGCTTCAATCCACCAGTAGAGATGATGGAGGAAGGGTCATTTGAAAAAGTAGAAAAGAAAATAGATGTTTGGTACACAGGCGTAATGGTTATGGGTACAAACTATCTTTTGAAGTGGGAGTTGTCAGCTAACATGGTTAGACCAAAGTCATCTTCCCAGCACGCATTACCCAACTATGTGGCTTGTGCTCCACGTATGTACAAAGGAGTTATTGAATCATTGGTTCGTAGAATGATTCCATTCGCTGACTTGATTCAGTTGACTCACTTGAAGCTGCAACAAGTTATTGCACGTACCGTACCTGATGGTGTATTCATTGATGCCGATGGGCTGAATGAGGTAGACTTGGGAACGGGGAATGCATACAACCCAGAAGATGCTCTTCGTTTATATTTCCAAACGGGTAGCGTTATCGGTAGGTCCTACACTCAAGACGGTGAGTTTAATAATGCAAGAGTTCCTATTACTCAGTTGACTTCAAACTCTGGAGCTAGCAAAACTCAAATGCTTATCGCCAACTACAATCATTATATGGATATGATTCGTACCGTTACAGGGCTTAACGAAGCTCGTGATGGTTCTGACCCAGACCCGAACTCTTTGGTTGGCTTACAGAAGCTTGCTGCGTTAAATTCAAACACAGCTACACGCCATATACTTGAAGCAGGACTATACATTTATAGAAGTTTAGCAGAGGCTCTTACTTATAGAGTTGCTGACATTGTTCAGTATGCTGACTTCAAAGAAGATTTTGTGAATAAGATTGGCAAGTACAATGTATCTATCTTAGATGAGATAAAAGAATTGTACGTCTATGACTTTGGTATCTTCATTGAGGTATCTCCTGACGAAGAACAGAAGGCACAGCTTGAAGCCAATATACAAATGGCATTGTCTAAAGGAGACATAAACTTGGAGGATGCTATTGATATTCGTGAGATTAAAAACTTAAAGCTAGCCAATCAGCTCTTGAAGATGAAGAGAGTGAAGACTATGATGAGAGAGGAAAAGATGGCTATGCAGAAACAATCTATTACAGCACAGCAGCAATTGCAGTCTCAACAAATAGCAGCACAAACAGCTATGGCTAAGATTCAACAAGAGGCTCAAGCCAAGATGCAAATAAAACAAGCAGAGGTTGCTTTTGAGATTGAGAAGATGAAGGCTGAAGCTCAATTGAAACAGCAGTTGATGCAGGTAGAGTTCCAGTACAATATGCAACTAGCAGAAGTTAATGGGGCTACGACTGTAACAAAAGAAGAGATGAAAGAAAAAGCAAAAGATAAGCGTGTATCTATTCAGAACACTCAGCAATCTAAGTTGATAAACCAAAGAAAGAATAATCTTCCTCCGATTAATTTTGAGTCTAACGAGGATAGTTTAGATGGTTTTGACCTAGCTGAATTTGAACCGAGATAACATTTATTTTTTTTGTATAAATTTGTAACAACAATAATCTAATCAAATGGAAATTAAAGTAAGAGAAGTTACGGGCGAAGTAAAGAGCGTCCAAGAGATGGAAAACCTTTTACTCAAGAAGCACGAAGAAGAACTGAATGGTAGTGGTGGACAATTGGAATTGAACTTAGAACCAAATCCAAATCCTTCCCCTGCTCCAGAACCAGAGCCAGCTCCTACGCCTCAAGAGATAAAAGAAGAAGATGTTCTTTCATATATTGGAAAGCGTTTCAATAAAGAGATTAAATCTTTTGATGACTTAATGTCTGAGCGAAACCAAGAGGATTTACCTGAAGACGTTTCTGCTTTCTTGAAGTACAAGAAAGAAACAGGAAGAGGCATTCAGGATTTCTTAAAGGTTAACGAAGACATTGATTCTCTTCACGAGGATGATGTAATTAAAAGATATCTCAAGTCAACCAACGCTCATCTTGATGATGAGGATGTTGATATGATGATGGATGAGTTCAGGTACGATGATGACCTAGACTCTGATTCAGATATCAAAAAAGCAAGGTTGGCTAAGAAAAAGATTATTGCAGAAGCTAAAGGGTTTCTTAATCAGGAAAGAGAAAAATACAAAGTACCTCTTGAGTCAAGAATGGGAACTGTTTCTCAAGAAGAGAAAGAAGAACTTGAAGCTTACAAGCAGTATATAGCTAACTCTAAAAGCATTGAGGAAGAGAATCAACGGAAGAAAGAGTGGTTTGAAAAGCAAACAAATGATTTGTTCAATCAAGAGTTCAAAGGTTTTGAGTTCAATGTGGATGATAGGTCATTGAAGTTTTCTCCCGGTGATGCAGCTGAATTAAAGAAACTACATTCAAATCCATCTAACTTTATTGCAAAGTATTTGGATGATAATGGTATGTTGAAGGATTCGGTTGGATACCACAAAGCTTTAGCAGTAGCAATGAACCCTGAGAAGTTTGCCAAGTTCTTTTATGAGCAAGGCAAAGCAGATGCAACTGATGATGTTACACGTAAGATTAAGAATATTCAAATGTCTGAACGTGTAGCTCCTCAGACAACTGCCAAAGAAGGGGTTCAAATTAGGGAGTTAAACCCCGACTCTGGGAGGAGTTTAAAAATCCGAAGTGCAAAAAGATTATAACAACAATTTAAAAACTAAACAAAATGGCAGGTTCAATATTAGCGACCCCTACCTTCGCCCTTCAGCCGAGTGCTGAACGTGTGGCGTTGTCTACTAACTATGTTACCAACTTCAACTTCTTGAACCAGTATCTTCCTGATACTTACGAGAAAGAATTTGAGCGTTACGGTAATCGTACTATCGCATCTTTCCTACGTATGGTAGGAGCAGAGATGCCTTCTAACTCAGACCAAATCAAATGGGCTGAACAAGGTCGTTTGCACCTGAAGTTTACTAACGTGACTTCTGCTGCTGCTGCCGGTTCTAACACTGCTGTTTTGACTATCTCTGATACTGGCGTTACCAGCGTACCAGTTCGTGTTGGTCAAACCGTCTTCATTCAGCGTAACTCAACTGGTGAAAGTAACAAGGCTATTGTAACTGCGGTATCTGCTACCCCTTTCACTGCTCCTTACACTTTCACTGTGGCTTACTATGAGTCAGGTGGACAGACATTCGCTGCATCTCAGCCTTGTACTGTATTCATCTATGGTTCTGAATTTAAAAAAGGAACTAACGGGATGGTTGGTTCTTTGGAAGCAGAAGATGATATCTTCTCCAACAACCCCATCATCTTGAAAGACACTTATGAAGTGAACGGTTCAGATATGGCATTCATTGGATGGATTGAAGTAACCACTGAGAACGGTGCTACCGGTTACTTGTGGTACTTGAAGTCTGAGCACGAGACTCGTTTGCGTTTTGAAGATTACTTAGAGACCGCAATGATTGAAGCAGTTCCTGCTATCGCTGGTTCTGGTGCAGCTACCGCTGGTTTCATCGGTTCTAACGGTATCTTCTACACTGTTCAACAGCGTGGTAATATCTGGGGTGGTGGTACTCCATCTACCTTGGTTGACTTTGATGCAATCGTTGCTCGCTTAGACAAGCAAGGTGCTATCGAAGAGAACGTAATCTTCGTTAATCGTGACTTCAGTTTCGATATTGATGATATGTTAGCCAGCTTGAATGGTTACGTGTCAGGGGGTTCTTCTAACTCAGCTTCTTTCGGTTTGTTTGATAACGATACTGAAATGGCTTTGAATCTTGGCTTCACCGGTTTCCGTAGAGGTTATGATTTCTATAAGTCTGATTGGAAGTACTTGAATGACCCAACTATGCGTGGTGGTTTGGCAACAAACACAACAGCTGGTTTGACTGGTACTATTTCTGGTCTTCTTGTTCCTGCTGGTTCTACTAACGTGTATGACCAAATCATGGGTAAGAATGCCAAGCGTCCTTTCTTACACGTGCGTTACCGTGCGTCTGAGACTGAGGACCGCAGATACAAGACTTGGATTACCGGTTCTGCTGGAGGTGCACAAACAAGTGACCTTGACGCAATGACCGTTAACTTCTTGTCTGAGCGTTGCGTTTGTACCTTGGGTGCTAATAACTTTGTATTGTTCCGTTACGGTGCATAATTAAAGTTAATCAAACGGAGGGGAGTGTACTCAAGTACACTCTTCTCCTTTGTTTTAAGAATTAAATCATATCAAATGAAAAACAAAAAGTCAATACAATTAGTAGATAAGACCTACAAGTTAAAGAATGGGATGAGCCCATTGTCTTACACAATCCCTTCAAGAAATACTAGAAGATATCCTTTGATGCATTTTGATGAAGAGACCGGATTAAACCGTGCATTGCGTTATGCACGAAATCAAAAGTCACCATTTGAAGATGAGCAGGATGGTAATTTCATACTAGAGCCTGTGGTATTTGAAGATGGTATGTTGATTGTACCAAAAGAAAACCAAGTGTTGCAACAATTCCTTTATTACCATCCCTTGAATGGTAGATTGTTTGAAGAGGTTGACAACGAGAAAGATGCTGAGTTAGAGATGGAAGAAATCAACTACGAGGTTGATGCCCTTATCGAAGCACGCTCAATGCCATTTGAACAAATGGAGATGGTATTTAGAGTGTTGTTCGGTAGAGACCCATCCAAGTATAGCTCGGCAGAGATTAAGCGTGATGTATTGCTTTACGCTAAGAATCAACCAAAGAGTTTCTTGGATTCAATCAACGACCCTATGTTGAAGCTTGAAGCAAACGTACACAGATTCTTTGCTGCTAACTTGCTGATATTTAAGAACGGAACAAAAGAAGTGTGGTTCAACACCACATCTAACAAGAAGAAGATGATGAATGTTCCTTTCGATTCAGACCCATATACTAGCGTTGCTGTCTATTTGCAGAGCGATGAAGGCATTGACGCTTTGAAGCTACTAGAAACCAGTATATAAGTTTTCCATATTTATGTTTAAGGTTAAAAGAGGAGGGTGCAATCACCCTCTTTTTTTTTATTTATCTTTGTATAAAAAGGCACGATGATTAATGAAGTAAGAAACACCGTATTGTCAATCTTGAATAAGAATAACTACGGGTATATATCTCCTTCTGATTTTAATTTATTTGCAGCTCAAGCTCAAATGGAAATGTTTGAAGAAGCTTTTTCTGCATATAATAAACTTTCTGTTGGACAGAATATGAAACAGATGTATGAAGGATATGGAGATATCCTTCAAACTTATGAGGAGCTATTGGAAATATTTAACGTGACTAAGCCATTAAGCAATTACTTGGGTAATGTTTATTATTCACCATCACTAATTACTACTGGGGACAGCTC